GCCTGAGAGATCTTACCTGAGTGTTTGGCTAAGTCCAAGTGAGGATCAAAGCCTTCTACTGACATCTCGTCAACATAGTCTGGGTCATGATCGTACATGTAGTGCCGCTTAGTTGTGTCTTCCAGTGACACCATATCAGCACCACACAAGACATGACCTTCGGGTGCAATCAGACATCCACGGATCTCTTTACCCCAAGGCTTTTCCACTGAGGGTAGATTTACCAAAGGACGAGCATGACGGAACCGCATAGTGTTAGTGAAACCTGCAATACTAGCTTTGACATACCCACCCTCTACAGAGTTTACAAAAGCTTTGAAGATAGCCAGACGATGGTTGATTATCGTAAGACCTTCTAACAGCTCTACAGATTTATCTCTCTCTATCAAGTCTTTGACAGATTGACATAACTCATTGTTAACCCGTATCTGGGGTACACCTTGAGACTCCATCCTACCACTGTCTTGCTTTAACTTACGTGAGCCTAATATGTTTTGCGCCTCTTTGTTAAAGTTAGAGTGACCTTCCTTACCTTTGTAGTTGTCAATGTAAACAGCAGGTTCCCAACCTAAGCTAAACAACCAGTCCTTAACCTGTGTAATAGAATTAGGATTGGCGTCTACTTCTCTCAGGACTACCTTAACAGTCTCCGTGGTATGAGGTAGCATCATATCGTCCATGAGAGCTACCCAGTCACTAGCAAGCTTGGTCAGATCTCCAGCAGAGTTAAGCCACTTGGCAGGTCTCTTACGAGTGCTGTAGACCTTTTGATTAGGCATAGCTTTTGTAAGCTGATCGACTTTATCTGCCTTCATAGCTTCCAGTTGAGCTAAGTGAGTCTCAGCTTTGTCTACATCCAATTTCCACTGTAGCTTCTCCTGATCTGCAGCACAATCCAGTTTGAACCCTAAGTAGTTAATGCACTTGTTGAGATCTTCCTCTTCTTTATAGAGCTTCTTCATCTTGTACATAAGCTCTTTGTACAACCGAGTGTTAATCTTAACGTCTTCTTCACACCTGTGTATATACTCCTCTACACTTAGGCTGGCCCAATCGTCTATCTGTGGCTTAGGTACACCGTACTCTACTCCATAACCCTCAAGACCATGACGAGGGCGGTCATAGTTAACATACCAAGACAAAGCGAGAGTATCTATTACCTGTTGATCTCTTCTAGGTTTAAACCCAATTAGTCTTTCAAGTACAGGTAAGTCGTAACGTATGATGTTGTGACCTATAATCTTACCAGCTGCGCATAAAGCTGCCCTCATCTCTGCGTAGTCTGTGGTAGACACCACAAGATCCCCCTCAGTAAAACTAAGGCAGTGTATCTTTGTAGCATCAAAGCCATCTGTTTCAATGTCGAATATCATCTTAACCCCACTGTTCTGCCATAGCATCTGCTATGCCTTGATAAGTCATACTACGCTTCTTCCAACGATCTTTAGAAGGAGAAAGATAGTGTATCCTGTTACGCTCTGCTTTAGTAAGCTTTAACATATCCTCTTTTACATTATCCGTTTCCTGTAACAAAGGCAACCCTCTTAGCCACAGACAGGTAGCCTTCTGCTCCTTGTGACCAAACATCCAAGGTTGGACAGTCTGGCTTTGGTGTCTAAACCCAATCAACTCTTTTGCATACTTGTGCATGATAGGGTTTTCTACACAAATCTTAGGTATCTCTAAATCAAGGAACAAGCTAAAGAACTCTGCACCTTCTCTCAGTCTGTCCCACCTAGACGGGTCTTTGTGCAGCCAAGACACCCCTGCATTGGTAAGGTAAGTGCAAGGTGGATGAGCTATAACCATATCCCAAGAAGTGTCGTAAAGGACATCTCTTACGTCTCCTTTGTAGTGATAAGGACTGTCATCATCTGAATCCAGTAAATCACAAGATACAGCATTATGCCCTTTAGCTCTGAAAGCCTCTCTGACAGTACCAGAGAACTCACAAGCTACGAGAATGTTTTGCTTAACGTACATTTGTTTCTATCCTTTATCCTGTACCAACGCTCCATAGTTCTACTTATACTCTTAGGCGTTAGTGATGTGGCGTGTAGGAGTATACCCCCTGTTACTCTTCCGTACAACCCCTCAATTTCAAACAAAGCATTGTCTATGTAATCTCCTTCACAACCTTGGCTGATAGAAGGGGTGTTTGGCAATGGACCTCTCAAACCTAACTCTATTTGATTTACCTCAAAGTCAAAGAGGGCTTCCCCTAAAGCCTGTTCATGTATCGACATATTGCACCACCCTTGCAACTACATAAGATTTAGCACGTTTTATTGCATCTTCTTGTTTATCGTAAAGCCTTGGTTTACTGTTGGGATGAAGAATGTCATCATCAATCTCATTGACCCACTCTGTACCACCAAAGCAAACTTGCACTGCGTATTTAACCCCTGACATTTGGTTTCCTCTTAGGTTTAATAGACCCTGATAGTGTATCAGTCTTTAAGCACTGACCTGTGGCATTCCTATCTAGAGAATACACAGGTTCGTAGTAGGCTGGTAGAGCGTCTCCACAGGACTTAGCACTAGGGAAGATCACCTCAGACTGTAGGTAATCTCCATTAAGTGTGTAGCTCAACACAAGGACAGTATAAAACAACATTACAAATACTCCACTACTACGCCAGTATTCCACTTCTTAGCTTCTCTCTCAGCTTCCTTACGATCAGTAAAGACCCAAACCTTAGTATCGTAAGTCCAAGGGTTTTCCTTTCTGACGAAGGTGTATTCACCTTTCTCAATCTCTATTTGAACTGCATATCTACCCATCATTCTGCTCCTATACAAGGTAATAAAATAGTCTGCTTACAGTATCGTGGGAACTCGTCATACGTCATGGCAATCAATATAGGTAAGCCTGCTATTATAAATGCTACAATGGCAGATGCCTTGATCGCCCCTTTAATATTACCTCTCACGAGTGTGTCTCCTCTAATGTAAACGAGTGAGAGTCAAAAAGTAAAGTACCTGCCATACCTTCTTCAGAACAAGGGCGGTTCTTCTCTACCCGTAGCTGCGTAGTGTTACGCTCATGGTCATCTTCTGACAATTTGTCACGGTACAAGTCAATAATCACAGAGGCTCTCTGACCAATCATCTTACAGTACTTAGGGTCACCGTTCTCGTTTGTATGTGCAATGGTCACAATACCCACGTTAAGCTCTGCAGCAAGCTTAGATAGCCTCACAGACAGATCTGCAAGCTGTTGCTCTTTACTCTCCTCAGAAGAACCTACAACTACATCTTGGATAGGCTCAAAGAAGATATACTTACACTCACAACCTTGACTCAGATAACGGATCTGCTCGATGAAGTCATCAGTATCCCCACCGTCAGGCATGTAGAACTGATAGATCAACTCATTCTTGGTTAGATCTCTGATGGCATCTTCTACTAAGTCGTGTACCCCAAGGGCATCAATGATATCCCTACGTGTCAAGTTCTGGTTCAAGTGGTAAGACACAAGACCTAACAGGGAGCGTAGCTTGGTTTCCTCAAGGTGCCAAGAGGCGAAGGGTACACCACGTTTAATCATGTTGTACTCAAGGTAACGCATAACCTCAGTCTTACCAATACCAGTAGGAGCTTTGATCACAGTGAAGTGACCCTGCATCAAACCCATGATCTTATCATCAAGAGCTTCGATACCTGTAGGTACATAGTTATACTCAGGGCTTTCCTTGAACAGCTTAACGAACTGGTCTGCGGTATTTAGGATATTCTCAGGAGTATACTTATTAGCATTCCACCAAGCGTTACTAAACTCCTTACGTGCATTATTGGTAAGGAAGTCATTAGCGTCTTTGTAGACGTCATGGATAACCCGATAGGTTTTATTCGGGAACATGTTGAAGATTTTAGCAGCCACTGCATTACCAGCTGCATCATTATCAACACTAAGGACGATCTTCTCAAAGCTATCAAGCCAAGGGGTACACTTCTCCCAGAGCCTCTTAGAAGGTGTAGCAGAGGGCAAAGACACCACAGGGGTGATGGACTTACCACCCATGATCTCCTGCACTGAGAGAGCGTCTATTTCGCCCTCAGTGATGGTTACCATACGCGCACAACCTGCAGGGAATATATTCATACCAAAGAGTTCATCTTGACTAAGGTTCTTAGCCGAGAAAGTCTTAGGTAGTACCCTTATCTTCTTTCCACCGGAGGGGTAGACATACTCTTGCTTTACTACGTCTCCTGCGGCATTCTTGTAGCTGCGTACATCATACATCTCCATTACACTACTAGAGATACCTCTAGCTGCAATATACTCATAGTCTTTTATCTCTGGCATCTCTATTACATCAAAAGACATTTCTTCATCACCCCTGTTGTTTTTACGTTTCACCACTTTATCTATTGCGAAAGACCAGTCATCGCAAGACTTACAATGACCTATTCCATCATCTGTATTGTAGCTGTAGGCATCAGAGCTGCCACACCCTTCTACATTAGGACAAGGTAGTCTACCTATCTCTGGCATAACTTTTTTCCTCTTTTTATTCATATCACTCTTCTCAGCTGCGAGAAGTAAAACTATAATACACTATAGTGTTACGAAAGACAATAATAACTTTTAGTATTTATAAATAAAGTAACACTAAAGATAGGGATTTCTATCGCAGCCCTATTTCTATCGGGGGCCAATTTCCAATGGCGGGGTAGCCAAACCAATTTCTATCGGGGGTCAATTTCTATCCCAGGGGGCTTTCTATCGTAGGGGTTTATCTTATGCCTAGCCCTGGGTTTTACCCTGGTCCCTGGCTTAGACCCTGGCCTGGAACCAGGATTAGAGCAAAAGAAAAACCCTAGCCTATCTCTAAGCTAGGGTCTAGTTTAGTTTATAGTGTTAGACTGTTTGTGTATCTCTAAGTTTACAATATTGCTCATATCTTCTAATAGCGCTAAGGCTTGAATTAGCATATCTAACCCTTCTTCAACCCTACCTAAGTTTATAAACACAGCTGATAGCCTTATGTTCTGCTTAACAGCCTCGGTAACTTCTAGTATTCCTTCTAAGTGTTTCATGGTCATCCCTTTGTTAGAGTTAGAGGGGGCCGAAGCCCCCTGCTGTTAGGCTAGGCGACTGGTAACGGTTACGTTGGCACCGTACTCATAGAGTTCGTCTACGAGATCGTAGGGGTTCCCGTAGAAGTCCTTGAGCAATAGAGCTACTGCCGTAGGATGGCTACAGACAAGCTCTAGGAAGTCGTCTTCTTCAGTATCTTCTGCCACCACTTTAGACGGTATGTAGAGTCCCTCGTCGTCCCAGTAGTCGAAGGAGCTTCTATAGCTTCCTCGTTGGGGATACCCCCAGTGACGGTCGTAGTAGTAATCTAACACGGTAGGATCGCGCTCGAATACTAGCTTTGACCAGTCGGCTGCTATGAGGGAATCTCTAAGGGCTGAGGCGAAGAACAGGTCTTGCGTTTCTCCCTTAGTATGCTGTGCGTTGTAACCTACAGAGAGGTTTGTACACTCTGAGATTAGCTGCGAGTACTCGTTAGAGTCGGTATAGGAACCCGTAGGGTCAGGCCGCATACCTAAGCCAAGGATACTGTCCAAGGATACTGCAAAGGCATCAGAGCATGTCCTGATCCCCGACTGGTGGGTAATGATATCTTCTTTGCCCTTTCTGTCGAACGATATCACAGACTTGAGGCTATCCATCCACGGCGGATTGTCCTTAACAAGTTTGCTAGAGCCGATGCATCCGGTCTCTTCTTCGGCATGTA